CTTACTACCTACTGCAACCGATAAGAAACCGAAGAATACTTCACTATTATAGCCATGCACAAAGAAATCTATTAAGCCAACAAGCACACAGATAGAAAATGAAGTAAACATTGTAAGCGAAGTTCTTGACCATTTACCGTCTTTCTTTAAAGTGTCACGAAATAACTCTTTTATTTTTTCTTTCATTTGGAAGTATAGCAACTAATTTCTCTTTTATTAATATCTCACTTCGATGTGTAGATGCTTGTTTTATTTCTTGCCTATCGTTTAAGCACTGGAATAGTCGTTCTTCTACGGATGACAATCTACTGTTCATCCAAATTAAAGCAATAACGGTCATTCCTAAAGCTCCGTGTTTTTTTATGGTTTCTAAAATCTCAAGCATTGTGGTTTATTATAAAAAAAGTATTGAATCGTTAAATCCTTGTGTTTGTTGTACTGCAGGTCTGATGTCTGAATCTCTATTTAACTGTGAAATGAAGTTAGCAAACAAGTCTCTATTCGTGTCAAGATACTTCCATAATCTTGATTCGTAGAAACTAGCTTTTTGTGCGTAATGGTCTTGAACAAAGTTTACTTCACTTTGATTTACGTTGTTTGAATAGTCACCGTTCTGCGTTTGTATTCCTTTATTCTTTAATTGGTAAGATAAACCGAAAGCTGCATCTTCTGCACTTCGCCAAGCTATCGCAGGTTGAATGTAAGTAACTAATTCTTCTTCGTCAACTGTTAACGTTTGTGCATTATATGCAGTCAAGATATAAGTATAGAAATAAGTACCAAGAATAGGCATTATTCTCATATCAGACTGAGTCTTAATAAAAGGCACAATATTGTTAACGTCAATATTCGCAGTTATTGGTGTTTGCGTTTTTAAATAATTTTCTGTAACAAAGTAAATCATAGTGCAGGAGTTGAAGAAGTTGAATCTTTAGCTACATCACCACCATCTACTGGAGGCAAACTAGCAAGTTTACGAATTTCATTTTGTGTCATTGAATCAAGGACTTTGTTAGCTACTAAAGGAGACATAGCATTCAATGCATCTGAAGTAGCAGAAGAAGAAACGTCTAGTTCAACAATCGTTTCATTAACAATCTGAAAGTTATTGATTACTAACTTCGCATTGATGTTGCAGATAGCTAAAATCTCGTTAAATATTTCTTCTACTGAATTACGCAATGGAATAATACTGTTCTTTTCAAATATTACATAAGACTGTTTGATGTCGCTGCCACTTCCTAGTTTACCACTTACACGAATACCCATTAGTATAGGGTCTATTATATGTGCCTGACAAATCTTTGAATCTATGCTTTCAGTTGTAACCTGGAACAGATTGTCATTTGAATTTGTAGGTATTGCTTCAATCGTTGGAAGTGATTCCTTATTATTAGCGAAGAATGCGATAGCTTTTCCTGCATTTGTAGCCCCTTTGGCCCTGTCTATTGTAGTTTTTATGTTCTGCTTTTCTTCTTCGTTCTGTGGTTTCTTTGGAAACATCATAGCAAACGATGGAAAAATAGAATTTTGTATGTTAGATTTCTGAAGATATGACATTTCGCCATCTAAAAACGCCCAATTCATACAAGAAGAATACTGTGGTAATGTGTAAACGTCTTGCCCTACTGAATAATCTTCATAACAGTATAGGAATTCACGTTCTTTGGTGTTGAATTTATAAGGACAAATGGTCTGAATATTTATCTGTGTAATCCAATCATCACAAATGTAGTACAAATCACCTATTGCATTCTTTCTTACTTTGTCTGCCGCTATATGCTTACAGAAAATAAGTGTGCCAGTTTGATTAAATCGCAAATGAAAGTAAACTCTACCGTGTATGATTTTTTCTTTAGTAACTGCAGGAAGTATCTTTCTTAGATTCATTCGCTTTTCAAAAGCATAGATGTCTACTTTCTCCATTGGTGAAGTAGTTTGAGGATATTGCAATTCATAACCACCACCTACTGTAGCATTTGTTTTAAAGTCGACTACTGCACCGTGAAGTGGCGAAGTATAGTACATTTGATTTAATAGCTGAGGATAAAGATTGTCGTTTCCAAATCTAACGAAATTACCTACGTTTAGCCTAGCATTAACATAAGGTAGAGACAAGTCTCCTCTTCCTACTTTCAAGAATGGTGTAGAAAATGCTTGATATCCTCCTACTTCTTCTACTTCTACGGATTTGTTTGCTCCGAATTCAAAACCTAAAATCTTCATTAATCGTATATTGTGTTTGTTACTACTCCTGCTACTACCATTCTGCCTTCTTCTACTACATTTAGATGGCTATAATAATTTATAGCTTGGTCTACAATGACAATAGGATTTGCAGATTCGTAAACAGTATATGTATATTGCCCAATTACAAAGGTGGCATCTACACCTTCTTCTAATTGGAATAAATTGTACCTTTCTATGTAAGCTGAAGTATCTGTACCCATCCATTGAAAGCCTTGTGAATCTTTGTTAAATTCATTTTGGAAAACAAATAGATAGTATGGATTCGTAATAGTCGAAGTCTCAGTTAAAGTGAGTACAAAAGTATTTACA